ACAGAAAGAATCTACTATTAATTTAAAATATTGAAAGTATTCTGACCTTATCCTAGATGATAAATCACTACTTTGATCAAAAAAATAATCATCAATTGGCCTATCAACTATTGCATGATAATACATTGGAAATTTTTTTGATGTTGTAGAATCTTTCCAATAAAAAGGAATATTGGGAATTAAATTAAGTATCTCTTCCCTATTAATAATAGAATTATCTTCTATTATATTTTCCATTAAAATTTAAATCCCTCAAATGATTTTTTAGGACCCGTTTTCTTTTCTTCATAGACATACTCCTCATCTTGTCCAGAGTCAAGTATGTCAGCTTGAGCACTCTGTTCACAATCATAGAGTCGCATCTTTGCGCGATCAATACCAACAACAAATCGTTTATTGATGGTAGGATCGTTATATCGGTTCTTCAATTGTTTTACCATAATCTGTCCAAGCCCCTCCAACTCTTCAGTGCTAATAAGGGCAAACATAAGATCAGCAGTAGCAGGGAGACCAAAGGACTCAGAAGTATCAGTAAGTTCAACATCAGAGCTACCATAACCTGACCGAGTAGTTTGGGTAGCAGACACGATTGGGACGTTAAACTCCACTGCGAGTCCACGGAGTTCTTCAGCAATAGCCTTGATATACGAATAAGAATTGACAGAAAGATTACCCTTATACCGAGAGGAAGCACAAATATTAAGGTAGTCAATGAAAATAATATCAGGTTTAAATGACTTCTTAAGTGCAAGTTCATTAAGAAGTGATTTAAAGTGTCCACTATGAGCACTCGCAGTAGGATACTCTTTAATTATAAGAGTTCCTTGAGTTTTCTTTGCAAGATTCGTAACCTTGTTCTCAAACATTGACTTAGGGAGTTTCTCAATCTCTTGAATATTCACATTCAAAAGATTAGAGTCAATCCTTTCCGCAATCCGTTCCTCAGCCATTTCCAGAGTAATGTAAAGAACATTTCTACCGGCAATGAGAACGGAAGAAGCAAAATGACACATAAAGAGTGACTTACCCACACCAGTACCTGCAAGAGCAATGTTGAGAGTTTTATTAGGAAGGCCGCCCTTTGTAATCTTGTTGAAGAATTCCAGATCAAAAGGAATCTTTTCCTCAGTTTGATGGTAGAAGTCGTATCGTTCTTCATAGTCCTGAAGATAATCATGACCTACATTTCGGTCAAAGCTTACAGCAAGTGCATCAGACAGAATAGAAGGAATCGCATCCTTAGTTTTCTTAGAATCCTTACCATCCACGATAGAAATAGATTCCATCAGTGCAAGGTAAATGGCTTTATCACGACACCACTTTTCAGTAGTATCACATAGCCAAGTGGTATCCAATGCAGAAGTATCTAGGTTTCGGATATATTCAGTAATCTCTTTGTACGAGTTTTCATTGAGATCTGTATGGTTTTCAACCTCAACAAGAAGAATCTCGTTTGTTGGTAACTTATTGTACTTGAAAATAAACTTACAGATCTCTTCAAAAACTACTTTCTCAGTATAGTCGGTAAAGTATTCGGTTCTGATAAAGGGCAAAACCCTTCTAGAATATTCTTCATTAAAAGCAAGGCTCCTGAGAATTGTAGTTTCAACCCGTTCCATTAGTAGTAGTGACAATAAGTGGACATAATATACTTGATTCCTTTATGGACTTTCAATCCTGCATGAGGATACTGCCAAGTTGGAGGAAACACCATGACTGATCCCTTCTTAGGAACAATCTTTTTATTGTGATGAGGAAACTCAGTTTCTCCACCAGTAAAGTCATCGTTTAGATAATACAAGAAAGCTAGATACCTTCTTGCAGACGCATGATCTTCAACATCAACATGAATATCAAATCTATCGTGACTACGAGAATGATATTTTTTGATGCGAAACTCCTCCAAGAAAAGTCGTGGAGGATACCATCTAGTGTAGTCCGAGAACTCTTTTTTGTAAAGTTCCAGTACATTTCTAGTAAGAATAGAAAGTTCTTGGATATTCTCTGGATGTTTTTGATTGATATTCAGTTGAGTGAAATTAGGCGTACCTTTATTGTTAATAATTTCTTTGTATCCGCTTACATCAAATAAACGAATTAAGGTATCGCATAGGTTATTATCAAGGACATTATCATAGACCTTGATAAAATCATCCATAACAAAACTCTTTCTGTGCAATTTCATCTAAAGCCTGCATTACTTCTGGTGTAAAGTACTGTTCGGGATTCTTTAGAATTTCTTTCCCGTAAATTTTCTTACCATCAATCTCATAACGCCCCGCAACATTCTTCCAGAGTCCGCCGAGTTCCCCGAGTTCCAGAAGACCATAATAACGATCAAGACCCCGATCATCATAGAATAGACGGATTTCAACATCTTTGTTCTCCTTACTCAGACGCGACTTAGCTGTCTTAGCCTTAATAATGTTTCCGACAACTTCTGTTCCATCTTTTTCTTTCTTTTTGCTGAGATATACAATAGTAGAAGCGGCATACTTAAGACCACTACCACCTCCCATCTCCTTAGTAGGAACATAAGCACCGATAACATCATAAGTATGATTCGTAACCAACATTGGAATTTTAGCTTGTCCCAGTTTCAAAGTAATCATTCTGAATGCACCTTTAACCAGTTGTGATTTTGTCATATCACGAACTTGTTTGTCATTGAGTGCATCGGTAATTTCTTTCTCCGTAGAAAGCATACCCAGAGAATCTAATACAAACATGCAAGGTTTTCGTTCTCCTTCAGGTTTTTTTAAATACAAATCAACAGCTTTTAACGCTTTACCACGGAAATCCTCCACTGTAACAACATTAACGACAACAAGACGAGTAGTATCAATGCCACGAGATTCTAAGAGAGATTTGGTAATAGCAGCTTCAGTATCAAAATAGAGACAATAGCCATCGGGGTGATTATCAAGAAAACTCTTAACCACAGCGAGAGAAAAGAAAGTTTTTCCAGTAGAAGATTCTCCAGCAATAGCAGTAATCTTATTACCAGATACACCACCAAATATACTACCTGAAACCAATGCATTAAAGATGTACGAACCCGTGTCAACATAAGTTTCAGTTTCATCAATTTCAGAAGCAAGTTGTGTGTACTCACCACCGATTTCTTTTACAATATCTTTTAAAAAGTCCATTAAGCTACCATCCCATATTGTTCACGAAGGATTTTTTTGTAAGGAAGTCCTTGTTCTTGAAGTTCCTTAACGAGTTTAAGTTTTTGATATAGTGCAGAATTTCCACCTAGAGTCAAGGCACTAATAATTGTATCCAGTTCTTCATTATTAATAGGTAGATCCATTCATTCCTCCAAGTTCTTTGCTTCTGTGCAGATAACCCAATTATAACTCTTTTTGAGCTGATTTGCAAACCAATAAGCCGTAGATGCCGTCTCAAAAATTCTTTTATTTTTTCTAGGAGATAACTCTCCTGGTTCAGCCCAAGCAACTACGTATCTAGTCATGAGAAAAAACTCTCCAAACTAATTTTCTTTTCCACAGCCCATCCAATGGAATCAAGAATGATCTTCATTGGTTCTAGGAAAGATTTATCAAACTGAGTGTCATAATCAATGTACTTATCCAACCCAAGTTCTCTAGGAAAATCCTGAATGAATGCCATCACATTTTCCTGAATGGGATTGGGAACTTTCAGATAGAAGAACTTAATCTTTTCTCCACTTTGGATTGCTGGATATTTTTTATCCAATCCAGCTTTCTTTGTATAGTGATTATAGAGAATTGCACCCCGAACATGAAAAGGTACACCCTTATTGTACATCTGAGTTCTTGAAACCCACTTATTGATCTCAGATACACTACGAGGGAATGCAATCTGTTCTGGAGTCAATGATCTAAACTCTTTGCGAGAGTTTTCAATAAACTCAATCACCTCATCCTCACCCTTTGTCAGAATAAGGTCAATCGCATCTTTAATCATCTTGCGACAAGGTGCAGGAGTAGAAGTTTTGATTGCCTCAATACCCATCATCTTCAGTTTGGGTTTCTCATAACGAACACCCTCAGAGTCCCACACACGAAGAATATAACGCTTCTTACCAGTCCAGATGCCCCTCTCTGCGATGTTCTCGCGTTTCATGTACATCTTCTGGTCATAAGCATTCAAGTAGTCGGCCAGTTCTTGGTAAGAACCCTCAATATACTTTTCAAGTTCCAATGAACACACCTTATCAAGGAAATTGACAACTTCATTAGTAGTTTTCTCTCTCCCTTTGAATACAGCGTCAACAAAAGGACCCATATTAAGATAAATGGAGTCAGTATCCATAGCAATGACATAATCCACATCCTCCGTTTTGAGAACTTTATTCATGTAGGAGTTCATCTTCTCCTCAATCCACTGGATAGCAACTTGTCCAGATAGAGTAATCGCTTCCGCATTTGCAAGTTTATAATAACGGAAATATTCATTACCAATCGCACCATAAGCAGAGTTAAGTGCGATCTTTTTAGCCATCTGAATGTTATCACAACGAGAAATCTCTTTTTCCAATTCTTTCGTCTTGGTTTTCTCGTAAGCCTTTTTGGCTTCAATCATTTTCTTTTTGAAGATAACTCGTTCGTTATACATCTTCTCCATGAGTTCTGGAAGGAACCCACGAATATCCTTTCTATACATTGCACCATTAGCACACACTGCATAGTCCTTATACATCTCAAACGTCAGTTCTTTTTTCAGAACCTTCTCCACATTCACATTAGGATGACGAGTATCTACCAGAGTTTCTGGTGAGATATTGTATTGCATAATCAAATGCGGATACAGAGAGTTAAGGTCAAAGTTTACGACCCACTCATACATTCCTGGAATAGGTTCTTTCACATAAGCACCAGCATACTTCTCACTCTTGGTGTTGCGTTCCTTCTGGGGAATGACAATCTTTTTCTTGAGAAGATAGTTGTAGATGATTGCGTCCCAAGTTCTTACCTGATAAGCAATGTCGTTGAAGTTTACCTTTGCGTCAAATGCACGAGTGAAACAAAGGTCAATCAACTTAAGTTTATCCTCAAGTCGGTCTACCAGTTCTACGTCAACGATGTTGTACTCTACAAACTTCTGCCAGTTGTTGGAATAGAAGTCACGGAAAGTATCATACTCAGAGTGATCCAACTTGTTCTGACCCAACTCCATGAAAGCAATGTGATCCAGTCGGTAGCTTTCTTGGTTTGGAGTTGCAGGAGATTTCTTGTAAAGATCCAAATAGTCAATGATGGACACACCAGCAATATCAACACTAAGTTGTTTGCGACCAGAGATCGTAACTTCATTGACACGTACAATATTCCAAGGCGAAAGTTTCTTTGCAACCTTCTCTCCCATCAGTCGTGAAATACGACCAACAAGATACGGAATATCATAAAGTTCGCAGTTCCAACCTGTGATGACTTCAGGCGTGTTGTTCTGCCACCAATCCATAAAGGTATTGATTAGTGCATATTCATCTTTACAGTGGATGAACTTGACATTTTCTTGAGTAACTTTTGCAGGACGAGAACCAAACGTAGTAATCTGTTTAGTATTATAGTCCTGCACTGTAACCAGAAGGAGTTCCTCGGCGCAATTAAAGACATCAGGAAATCCACTTTCAGCAGCAACTTCAATGTCAATCGTAACCAGTTTGATTTTGTTGATATCAAACTTGATCTCATCCTCTGGATATTTCTCCGCGATGTATTGGTAGATAAACCGATCGTTCCCATAAACATGAAACCCATCTACACCAGAATATTTCTCAAGAAAATCTTTGCAATCCCGAATTGTTCCAGGACGAATTGGTTCTACACTCTGGCCATCCAAAGTTTTGTATTCACTTTTTTTCTTTGATGGAACATAAAATGTAGGATAGAACTCTTCTTTTACTGTAAAATGTTTTCCATTTTCATAGCCTCGGACGAGGATGTCATTACCAAGAAGAAAGACATTTGTATAAAACTTCATTTAGTCAGGTTCAAATAATCATTAAGTAGAGTTTCTTTGGGATCAACCAAAGTCAAAATCTTGTCTGATGAAATCATAATCGCATCAGTTGCATCAGTCAAATGAGATAACCAATCTTTCAAAGATGCATTACCAACGATATCTTTAACGACTTCCATTGGCATTATTAATTTACAATCTGGTTCTCCAAGTTCAGATACCATTGCAGCAATTCTTGAAATCAAAACTGTTCCATTTACTAGAACAATAACTTGTACATCATCCATCTTTTTCTTCCGTAATAACTTCAAAGTTTTCAATCAATGTAGAATTTTCCAATTCACATTCATCATCAATAACTTTAGTCCAAATATTTTCAATTTCTTCATTTTTTTCCAATCCATTATCAACTAATGGAACATTTGACCAAATATCGGAAACTTTGTTTTGATCCAAATCTAAGGAATCAGAGCCTAGATTCATTTTAGAAATATATGATGATTTTACCATTTCTTGTGGTTCAACAATTGTAACCACCCATGAAGGATCTACTGCCATTTCTTTATCTTTTGATAAAGGAATCCAAGGATAAAAAGAAACTTTATGTTCTTGTTCTTTTATTGAAGATTCTTCATACAAAATTTGTGGCGTTAATAAATTTACAATATATGGATTACAAAATACTAAAGATACTACTTTTTCATCTTCATTAACAAGTTCTTTTATATCAGAGATTATATTTTCTCCCGACTTTAAAAGAGCTAACTTAATAGTCATAATTACTCCATACCTCCTATTACGATAACACAAAAAAAGGGGGATGTCAACTGGATTTTGCCAGTCACACCCCAAGCGCCGACGATATTCAAAGATATTTAGGCACCGTCTCCATCTGCGGAATTTCCACTTCCACCCCCGCCTGGATTCTTAGGCATAGCTTTGCCTGCAGGAACTGTTTTTGATTTTCCAGTCAACGGATTGTAGATTTTATGCCTAACGGCAGCAGGGTAAGAAATCTGTTTAATGCTTCCGACTTGTTCTAAGAACTGCTTAAAGGATTTCATACACCTTTCGTTTCTGATGATCAGGAATAATCCTATTTAGTTTGACATGGAGTAATCCATCTTCAAACTTGACATCAGAAACTTTAACATCGTCGGAAAGTGTCCAGGTTCTCGTAAATGCCCTCTTAGCAAGACCGTTGTGAAGATACTCCCCTAGTTCAGAAGTTTCCGCTTTCTTCGCTTCAACGAAGAGTTTATTCCATTCGGTGAAAACTTCAATATCTTCTTTTTTGTATCCTGCAAGAGCGATCTCTAAACGGAACTCCGTCTCACTCTCCTTAATCAAATTGTATGGTGGATAGTTTGAAGATGTTTCGTGAACCGTTCCCAAACGGTGAAACCATTCATCCATACCAATACTATATTTTTCAATATCATTTAGAAACTTGTCAATGTTAGCCGTGTTGTACTTAGCAAGTAACATGATAGACCTCCTTAAGCGTCTGTTTTGGTTTTAAGTTACGGATCCGAGGACTCCGCTTTAGCGAATGGTGCGAGTTCTAGAACCTCACAACCATCAATATTATATATCCGAAATCATAAAAAAAGGGAGTGTTGAACTCCCTACAAAATCATTCGGTTTCTACTCTTTTTTTCTTACCAATATTATACTTACTCTCAAGAATCCAATCACCCTTGTCCTTATAAGAAAGAACTTTGATTTGATTGAGAGGAGCTACATCGGTAATAGAATCTGGTTTTACAATCGTAACCAATCCCCAATCTGAAATGAGATTGATAATACGATTGCGTCTCTGAACATCATTCACCGTGAGATTTGCATGTTTGCCGTCAAGAGCAAACAATTCTTTAAAGTGAACGATGTAATATCTTCCCTGTTTATGAAGAATATGACAGGACTGATAGATTTTCTTTTCCTTGCGTGAGGCAACACCGATACGAGTGAGTGTCTCACGGACTTTCAGGAAATCGTCTGGTTCATTCAGAACCACTTCTACCATTTGGTCTTGTGACCAATGGACTTCTGGTTCAACAAAGGTACTCATCTTTTGCCTCCAACATCAAGTTTAGATTTAATATAATTAATTTGGTCTTTTGTCAGAATTTTCAGTGCTTGTTGGGCCTTTTCATTACTATAACCATAGTACGATTTGACTGCATCAAGGTCTTGAATCTTCTCTTTTTTGAGCCACGGAGAAAATCTTTTCCGTTTCCTGACACTATTTAGTAAAAAATCATATTGGAGTTTAGTGGGAAGTCCATGATTCATGTTCATCTCATTTGCAAACATGATTGTATCAATGTGACCAGACATACATTTGTTGACTACAAATGCAGGATACTTCTTCTCCCACTGGGGATCTGAGTCATCCATCAAATAATCTTTTGTAAAGTTGATGGAGTTGAGGTAATCTTTTAATTCGTAACTCATCGGATAATATCAATAGAATCTGGGTTCTTATTC